GAGTTTAATAGGACGATTGACCTATACTTAGACCTCACACGCCGAGACAGAATCAATGAGCTTAATCGCAGGGCGGCTAACATTTGCGCAAGGGCAAGCAAGCTAACAAAAAGATCAGACCCAGAAGATATTGTCGATGATATGAAGGCAGTTGAAACAGTTACAGCTTCTTATGTTAAAAAGACAAAGAAAAGGGGTGAGTATGTTGCGCTAAGCAAGGGTGGAAAGACAACACAGAAGCAAGCAACTGTTAATTATATGGGTAGTCAAGAGGCTTTCAAGATTGCGAATTGGAGGCTTGCTAGAGGAAAAAGATTAGGATTCTACAATAAGTTTCCAGCTAAATTGGCAGGGCCGGGTAAGGGCAAAAAGGGAGGGACAGCAAGCCAGTTCTATAATAAGTTTGTTAAGCGAGCAAAATCATCAGCCGGATACATTGCCGCTGGTTGGTTGCCGGCCTTCTATCATTTTAGCAGAAAGACTATTGGGAAAACAATTCAGCCAGATAATGTTCTATTAAAATTCTTCAGGGCATTAAAAGGAAGTGCTGGGCTAGGATACGGAATTGACAATGTTTTTGCTGAAGGCGATGTGATTAAGGCAGTATTTGTTAATGCGGCCGCAGGGGTAGCAAAAATTGGGCAAGGTTCTTTGCAAAATGCAATCAATGAAGAAGAGGCCGATATGAAGGAAAAGATTGCTGAAAAGCAACAAGAGATTGCTGACAAGGTTAATAGAATAAGGTAATATATATGGCTTTTGTATTAAAAGGAGAGATCGAGCTTGATGGACGCAAGGCCACGACTGGCTTGCGGGCAGTTCAGAAAGAAGCCACAAAGACGGCTAGCACATTCAAGCAATCTGACGCATCGGCTCAAAAGCTGGGCAAGACGCTTGTTAGTCTTGGGCTTAATGCAAGCAAGGCGGGGACATCCCTAGGTATGTTGGCAAGGCTTGGAACTGGTGGAATCTTTGGGTATGCCGTTATCGGCGCAATGAATAAGTTTGGGGAAACAGTCAAACAAGCATCAACAGATTATTATTCAGCACAAAAAGATTTAGCAGATGCCTTTGAAACATCTTTCAAAAGCACAAGTGTTGACCAAGCAAGGGCAGGGCTAGAAAAGACTCAAGACACAATCGAATCTTTGCGTGGGAAAATAACTCAACTCGGCCCTATGGCGGGAATAATGAAGGGGATAGAAAAAGTATTTAACCTTGATCTTGGTGTATCCAGCACAGAAAAAACACTTAAAGACACTCAGGCTCTTTTAGACGCAGAAATGCAGTTGCTCGCAACAAGACAGCAAGAAGAAAAGATAACAAAGCAAGGAAAAGAAGAAGCAGAAAACACAGAGCGAACAGTTAAACAAAATAAGATACTTCGCCAGCTAAATGCGGTCAGAAATAAAACACAAGCAGATTTTGTTACTGACGCAAAGGCAGAGTTAGAATTAGCAAAATATCAACTTTCTTTAATAAATCAGCAAATAGAGCAATTATATGAGTTAAAAGATGTTGGTGTAAATATAAAACTAATAGATGATCTTACCAGAAAGGGAAGAGAAAAAGACCTAGAGGTGGCTCAAAAAAGATTATCGCTTGAACAAGCCTCTCAAAAGCAAAAAGCCGATGTTGCAAAAGTTGCTTCAGCGGCCGGCGGTGGCATACTTGGCGCAAGCAGGGCTGGGCAACAAGCTCTCGATGTAGCTAGAAAACAAAGGGAACGACAACTCAAGACAGAGAATTTTAAGGTTGCCGAGAAGATTGCCCCCACTCAGAGGGACAGAGAAAAGCTGGCCGCCCAACAAGCCGCAGGGGAAAGGCCGTCTTTAGGCGAACAGATTCGGGGAGGGTTAAGCGGGGTTGACCCATCACAACTTGCTAGGGAAGCGGCGGCGACTAAGTTTGAAAAGGACAGAGCTATTCCAAGGGGTGGCTCAAGTGCATCTGGAAAACTTGGCGAGGAACAAAGCTCACTATCAGCAGAAACTCTGACAGCACTCAAGGCTCTGGTGGATTTGATGAAATCCGGAACGGTGGTTAAATAATATGGCAAGTCTAGTCATCGGCTCGGCGATTGGCTCAAAGGTATTGCAAAGGCAAAACTTTAATAAAGAACCCAATGGCCTAGAGACAATCATCGAGGCTTATGCCATTAAGACGGCAAACAGAGACACGGTTGTTCCAGAGAAGGACACGCTCCACTCTGCGTTCTCATCCTCTGCTAAAACATACTCCCGAATGGTTGTGGAATCCGTAACTACAGAGGAGCAAGACGGAGGCATTACTCAAATGCTTGTTACCTATGTTGGGCTAACATCTTTAAGTGGATTGCCACCAGCTATTGTAAGGCTTATCCCAACAGCTGGTGCTGGGATTTACGGCCCCCCCCTAACTATTGAAGCAGAGTTTGTGACCGATGTTAGTGAGTCACAATTTATTAAGGGTAATATCAACGCAACTTCTGAAATCAAGTTGGGGAATATTTCTTTTGGTCAAGTAAATCAAATGCCCCCATTTATCAACGGAACAAAAATGCCAGACAACCCAAGGCAACCATTTAATTCCTCTAACCGCGTTTCAATTGCTCAATACTTTGGGTATTGCACCCAAACATATAGTTGTGAAAGAAGGGGATTGTTTTTGATAGCCCGAGCCTCTTACGCTGAAGTAGAAATTAGATTTGCATAGGCGTTATTTATGAAAGAAACACAACTTAACGAACTCCAAGGGACATCAATTCTCACGAAGTCTTTTTTCAATAAGTTGATAAGAAGGATTGAATGCACCAAGCCCCTTGCTGGTTCTGGAATTAGCATATCAGAAAAAGAGAATGGGTTTGAGGTTTCTTTTGGGGCGGCTGGTGGTGGTGGTGGATTCCGAGAAGTCACTCTTAATGTATGCTCAAATGGAACGCCGGACACAATCACAGTTCTTGCCAAGGCATAGAATTGACACAAGGGGACACTTAAATGGCTCAAAGTCTAGACATCTACATTGACACAACCAATGGAAACCTAGTGGCCGCAGGGTCGGCTAGGAGTGGAACGCTCCCCACCCTTACCCGCAACGACTCATATAATCTTCGTGTTCGGTTACAAGAGAGAGATTCTGCTGGGTTTCTTCGAGATTTAGATACAACTGGTTCTTCAATTAAGTTGGGCATTGGTGGGATTGATGATGCCCCCACATCTGGTGCTTTTAAGCTGACTATTAATGGAGTTACATCAAATGCAATTACATATAGCACAGATGAAGCAACCGTAGCTGGATACATTTATACAGCTGTATCAAATAATGTTGCCACGGTAACAACCTATGGGAATGAGCCAGATGCCTATATTTTAACTGCAACACAACCAAATACTGCTATGTCATTTGGTGGTTCTTCCTTTACACTTTTTCCAACAAGTTCAGTTCTAGTAAGCACACGCAGATTCCCAGCTTCATCGATTGCGGCACAGCAAGTAGTTCGGTTGGCTCGTAACCCTGCTGTCTATTCAGACACTTTCGTTGCCTCTCCTACCGCTGGGATCGTTTCATTGACCAAAATTCAGGACGGCTCTGCCACGCAAAACGAATCATACAACCTTGCGGTTGGGTCGGATGCAGAGGGCGGCTCGGTTGTTCTTAACTTTGGTACTAATTCAACAACGGCTATTCCGATTGGCTCTACTGCGGTCTGTTTCCAAGAAGCTCTCACATCAATCACAACGATTAGCAACGGAAACATAAGTGTCGATGTTGGAAACAATGCTGGGAACTATTCCATTTCTTTTGTCCGTGACCTTGGCCTCACCAACATTACGACTGCCCTCACACTCGATGCAAGCGGGGTTATCTTTGGAAGTTTCTTGCAGACAATAGTTACAATGGCAACCGCCGAATTGGATGAGCTATTTGCGGAAGCTGGTGCAGACACTATTTCACCAAAGATTGAGGTTGAGCTAACACAAAACGGAACACCCAAAACAGTTCTTCAAACTGATGTTACAATTCGCCGTGATTTGATTACTAGCGGTTCTGCCGTACCGGCAAACCAAGCCAGCTACCTTACCGCTTCCGAGAGCTATGCCGCCTTTGTAAGAAATTCAACAACAGGAGTAAATTCAACGGCTCGTGGTCTTGCCGATTCCTCTGCCGTCACCTCGGTTGCCTTTGGTGCTAGGACGCTCAACAATAACTCTGGCACAGTAGTCGTTAGTTATGGGGCTGGGCTTTCCTTTTCCAACACTCCTCTTGGATTCTATGGGGCAACAGTCACGGCTCAACCCTCTGGAACAAACATCGTTTCTGGCCTTACAAACATTGGCCTGCTTTCATATACTCAGTCAACAGCAACAAATGTAATTACTGCCCTAATAAATACTGGTCTAATCGCAAATGGGGCAACCTACGGAGTGCTTCCACAATCTCCAAGAACAGTTACGACTCTTACCTCGGTCACCTTTGGAACAGTAGGCGCAAACGATCAGCATTATCGGGATGTGGTTGTGACTGGTGCGTTAGTAAATGATATTGTTTTAGTGGGCTTGCCATCGGCAATTTCAGCAGGCGCAATTATTCAAGGAGTGGTTTATCAGACCAACACAGTCTGCTTATCTTGCGTAAATGCCGACAGCGTTGCTAGGGATGTGAACACAGCCACCTACCGAATCACCGTCATCGGTTATTAACTAGGGGCTGATGCCTTAACGAAATCCTTATGGCATTTCTTCACGCAAGCAAAAGCGGCTATTTTCCATTCTGTTTAGAAGAAGCAACAGAGGGAGAATACGGCGCAGGCACTATACGCCCATTTGAAATGTCTCTTGAGGATGCGATGGCTCTTTATTGGAAATATAAATCATTTAAGGTTACTGGTTCAATTATTGGAAATTTTAACGCACAAGTCATAGATAACGCTGCTTTTATATTTCAAATGGACGGAACTGGTGCGAGCATAAATACTGGACAGCCAAAAATGAGCGACTTAGTTTGTAACGACTTTTATTCAGCAATTATTTATGTAATTGAAGAGTCAAATGACCATGTTATTGCCTCCCCATTGTCGCGAGGCAAAACATCTGTAGACATAGTGTTATATGGTTCAATCAAAAAAACACCAGAAGCAAACAGTGGCCAAAAACTAAAAATCTATCCGTTTCTTTTTATGCGTGTTGGTGCAATTATTGAGAGCACAATGGGAGCATATTTCGCTTATTTCGCCATAAGTTCGACTCTCCCCCAAGCTAATTTTATAACCGCCATATCTGATGGATTCCAAATAAAAATTAACGGAACGACATATAAAGCACCAATGTATGTTCTTACTGATTCAAACTATGGACAACAGGGGTCTGCATCTGGCTTTCTTATGATAGAAGGCGTTGAAGAACGGTTGGCTGAATAGCGAACCCTTGACACCCCCAGCATCAGTATGAATCAACTCCTATCCTTTGTTCAGACACAAGACTTGTTTGCTTGGCTTGGGGCATTGACCGCCCTTCTGACTGCGGCGATTGCTATTTGTGCATTAATTCCCGGTGACGAGCCGGAGGCCACGCTAACCAAGATCGTTTCGTTTCTCTCCAAGTTTTCTAGGAAATAACAATGTGGGAGGCCATTCTCGCCTCGCTTGCTGGATTGATTGGGATTATCGCTTGGTGGACAAAAAACCGAGCCAAGACAAGAAAAGAACGAGACGATGAAGAGATTGCTTACAACCGCCGTCTGCGAGATGCGGAAGTGGATTCTTGGATTCATCGCAACTAGCTTTCTCCTTTGCGGGTGCGTAACAACCCGCCCTTACGACATTGGCGAAGTCCCAAACCAAGATTCAATTACCGACTACATTATGCGGTGGGACAAGCTCGACCGAACCAAAGCAACCCCAGAAGAATACAGACAGCTTTTTGGGCAATCGCTCAAAACGATATCTCGACTCGTGGAGGAGAATGAACGACTCCGAAAGAGGCTCGATCAATGACGATTCGAGAGGCGGTGGAGCGGTCAAGAGGCCACATAGAAAAGTGTGAGCCTAGTTTTGGCAAGAGAGTAGGGGCTTGGTACTCGGAGCTGATGAGCAAAAAGATTCCAGTTTTGATCTACTGCTCGGTGCGTACCCCCCAAGAGCAGGAGGAGCTATACGCCAAAGGCCGCACGAAAGCTGGGGTCAAAGTCACAAACGCTCGTGGAATACCCCCACAATCGCTCCACATTGACCAAGGTAAAGGCTCTCACGCAATCGACTATGTTCCCCTTGCTCGCACTCCGAGTGGAGATCTGCTCGCCTCTTGGGATGACGACCAAGGCTATTCAATCACCCGCAAGATTGCAGAGAAGCACGGCTTGCGTGGATTGGATTGGGAACAACCCCACTTAGAAGATGCAAACATCTCTGGATGGCGGGAGCTTATCTCTCCGCAAAAACAAGAGGTGAACAAGCAAAAGATTTCCCTAGTCAGTAAGCGTCCGTGGTCTAGCAGATAAAAGGATGACATTAGAGCAAGGAGTGGAGAAAACAACCGAGGAAGTTTTTACAAAGAAGCACGATCTCCATCTCACCACCTTGCAAATGGCGGCGGTCGAGTCGATGGAGAGAAAATATAAAAAGGGAGTGGTAGAACACGGCGGGACAAAATTGTGGGAAATGCCCACCGCCAGACTGGTAGAGAACGCAATCGAGGAAGCAACCGACCAACTGACCTATCTCCTCACCCTTCGCCAGCAAATGCACATTGTGATGGAACTTGCTAGGGATGGATGCACGGACGAAACATTGACAAATCCTAGAGCTAGAGAGTGTTGTCACCTTATTTACACAACTCTTACAGGTCAATCTAAACCCTTATGAAGCCAATAAAGTTTGTCGCTTGTGGCGATATCCACGGCGATGAACAAGACGCTCCCTCGGTGAAAGCCCTGCTCGCTTTTACCAAGGAATACATCGGCAAAGATGGTGGGCTTGTAGTCTGCATCGGCGACCTCTGGGACTTTCGAGCCATTCGTAAGGGAGCAGGAGACGAGGAGCAAGCATCGAGCCTGCAAAAGGATTGGGACTGCGGGGAGGAGTTCATTCGGGAGTTCTTCAAGTTCGGGGATGAGAGAATCTTTTTAAGGGGCAACCACGATGAACGCATATTTGATTTGAGCCGCAACTCTCGAAGCGGGATAGCAAGAGACTACGCCAACGATGGGATTGAAAACATCGAGGCCATTATGAAGGAGACGAGGGGAAGAATGTTCCCCTATGATTCAGTCTCTGGTATCTACAAGTGCGGGACGCTCTCATTCGCACACGGTTACGGCCACGCAATGCACTCTGCCAAACAACACAGCGATGCGTATGGGGATGTTATCTTTGGCCACACTCACGCCATTGATTATTTTAGAAGCGTCTCAATCGACCCCCGGACTGGCTACAATATCGGATGCCTATGCAACAAGACCCCAGAATATAATCGAGGCCAACTCCGCAGACTCCGCTGGCAACACGGCTGGGCATTCGGAGCGATCTACCCCGATAAGACGCACGAAGTTTTTCAAGCACGGCAGAGGGGCAACAAGTTTTATTTACCTACCGACATAAAAGCATTTTGATATGAAACCACGAAATCCTTGGCAGAAATTATTACAGCAACACATCCACAATAAATATGCACCGCCAAGGCCAGAGGGCTTTTACACTCGGCCAGAGATTGCAAAACTCTGGGGCTTGAAAATAAACACGGCAACAAGACTCATCAAAGACATGGTGAAAGATAAAAAACTTGAGGAGCGAAAGCACCTATTTGTTATTCAAACAAAATCAAAACCAGCCCTTCGCCAGCTAAAAGTATTCAAAATACTACCCCTAAAGCACCCCCATAAGTAGCGTGGTTATAGGGACTTACGAACAATCGTCAAAATAAGATAAATAAACCCTTTACAACTTGGGGGAGTGTGATAGGGTGTGGGTATGAACAAAATTCTAATCGCATACATCATCGGACTAATCGTAGGCGTTGGCTCAACCCTTTATATAGTTGAACATCTCCTCAATTAATCCTTTACAACTCCAAATAGAAATCCTACAAATAAAGAAATGACATCCTTCCCACTCCCCGCAAGACCGCAAGCCTCCGCAGTTCCGGCATGGCACATTGAGTTCAAAAAAGAAACAGCCATCGAGGGCAAGCTCAACGGATGGAGGGGCTGGTTCGATCAAGAAACCAAGCAGGGCTACAACCGCCACGGCAAGTTCGCCTCGAATCACAACTTAATGGCCGAGAGGATTCTTGGTGCTGGAATCAAATCTCGGTTTGTAGATTGCGAGATTATGGGGCAACGCACAAAGACTGGCAAAGGAACTATCGTAGTGATGGACGCATTCGACCCGGCCAATCCGAAGCCTTATGTGGAACGCATGAAGGAGATCGAACACCTCGAAGCCGTCACCTTTGATCTGCAACCCAACAAGCTCCTCCGCTTTGTCCGTCTTGCCCACCACAAGATCAATTGGATATGGGAGGAGATGAACTTCCAGAATAACAGGGCTGGCGAGGTGGTGTGGGAGGGCTTCGTGATGAAGTCCTTGGACGATGGCAAATATCCTTACATCACCAACCCCTCTTACTGCTCCCCCGCTTGGCAGAAGCAACGGATACGCTGGTGATTATTTTCCTTGTAGTTTTCTTTGGGCTTCTGATTCTGCAAGGCGTGAGGATATTTGCAAAGCACATCGACCAGCAGAATTATGATCGAAGGAAGTTTTATTTATTCGTGGCCGCCGAGCTAGACAAGATGGACAAGATCGTAGCCGAGGGCAACCAGCCAAAAGAACCAAAGCAACCAGAGCTAGTCCTGCCTAGCAAGAACTGGGTGGGGAGAAACTAAATGAAGCTCCCCCCAGCCAAGTTTGAACTTCTATGGAGGAGTCTTGGGGGTGGGGAGTTGAAGAAGGAATACAAGTTTGCGGAGGGGAGAAGGTTTAGGTTTGATTATTTTACCTCTGGCGTGGCGATTGAATTGGAGGGTGGTGTGTGGACGAGGGGCAGACATACCAGACCCTCCGGATTCCTCAACGATATGGAAAAATACAACCTCGCCTCCTCGATGGGCATCCTAGTTTTCCGTATTCCTTCCCACGACATCAGCATCAAGTGGCTTTCCCCGATAATCAAAACCATAAACGAAAGGACAAAAAAATGAGTGAAGAAATGCCTACATTCTGGCATCAAGAACCAGCCAAGAAAAAATTACCAAATGAAACTACGGATGAATGGGTAGTAAGAGTGTTTGGAGCGTTCCCCGATACAGAGTTCGACAGCCGGAATGACTTTAGATTTTTGAACTTACCCAAGACACAGAAAGAAAACGCCGAAGGCTTTGGCGTATTCGATGAGGGACAACACAAACAATAAACTAAGAAAGAACCAACAAATGAATGACCAACTAGCAGTACACAATGGCAACGGAGTCTCCAACCATATCCGACAAGCGACTGATGTGGCGGGGGCTTGTCGTGCCATAGTAAAGGAAACTTGCCAACGCATCGGCCAGAAAGATTATGTTCGGGTTGAAGGCTGGCAAGCCATTGCAGTCGCTCACGGATGTGTAGCAAGCGCAAGAGATGTTGAGCGTCTTGAAGATGGATATCGTTGCATCGGTGAGGTAAAGAGGATGGACAACGGACAAGTCATATCTCAAGCCGAGGGGTTCTTGGGTGATGACGAGCCAATGTGGGCTAACCGTCCTACCTATGCCAAGAGGGCTATGGTTCAAACGAGAAGTATCAGCAGGGCTTGTCGTTCAGCATTCGCACACATCGTCGTGCTAATAGATTCTAAATTGAGTACAACACCGGCAGAGGAGATTCCTGCTGGTGGTTTTGAGGATATCAATACAGACAAATACGAACCAGTACCCAAGGCCGAACCCGCAAAGATAAGCAAAGCAGACTTGGTAGATATCACAGCCAAGCTCAATTCCCCCAATAAGACCAACGGCACAGAGCCGAGGGATATGGAATTGAAGTTTGGTAAGTACAAGGGCTCAACCCTTCGGCAGATCGCCGCCTTCGGTGATAAGGGATTGGACTACTTGGACTGGTTGAGCAAACAAGAACTCAAACCCGGCAAGGACGGCCAACCATATAAGAACGACATCATACGCAACGAAATCATCCAAGAGATTCTTTTGGAGAGCGAGGCGTTA